TCTATCTCCGAATAATATCGGCATTATGCGAAATACGTATGCCAATCCAGTGACGGTTGATGGCAGCATACAGCCGGCATCTGATGATACATTATACAAACTGGGGATAGCGAATACTGGTGATATATATACATGTTATTTGCGCGGTAATGCGGTATCCATTGCGGATTTGCAATCGAATGACGTAATTATCGGAGCAAATGGCGAAGAATACAACATATTCCGGTCAGATAAATGGTCGGGCTATCCTGGGCAAGATTGGAACAGAATATTTATTCGGAGGAAAAAGAAATATGTCTAATCCGTATAATATAACAATTCCCGATTATATTAAAGATAACGTTATTTTAGGTGCGATTCAGGCGGGATTAATAGAATGCACACGCAGAACGCCTTTAATGAACGATTGGGGTGTTGCGCAGGCAAATCAGCCGAGTATTCAGGCATTACAGGACAAGATGGTCTATTGGGACGTTATATCGCGTCGCAGATTGGGTGTTCAAGGTGAATTATTATCGGGCGGACCGCGGGGCAATCATTGGGAAAGAACGCCTGTATGGCATGAAATATGGTTAATTCAGGTATCTGCATTTATGATGCGTGCAGAAAGTGAATATTCTTCTGATGTTACGTTTAATTCGCAAGATGCGATTGTAAATTTACAAGCATATGTTAATGATCCGTTTCGCGGACTTTCATACTGGTTTAAAAATAGTATCGCCGGCGTGCCCGACACACAAGTTATACGATCCACAGATATACGTAATATAGATTTTGAAACGGATAGCGGATTAAAGCAAAAATTTCCACAATTTGATTTTGAGATTGTAATGAAACGTGTGCCGTCAAGACGAGACGCATCGGCTTTAAAAAATGCAGACGTTATCGATGGAGAAACGCACCCTGTATAAAAAACGCATGAAAATAAAAAGGGATTTGATTAAAATTAAAACAAGAGGAGAGCAGAATGGCGATATCACAATCTAAATATATCAAAATTGTGTCGTCTGCGGGCGGTCAAGCGGCAGTCGGCCAGCGCGATTTAATCGGTCGCGTATTTACAAGCAATTATCTTGTACCAACTGGACAAGTGGTTGAATTCGATGGTGGGGTATTGGGGGCATTGCCGTCTATTGGCGATTATTTTGGTACGACAAGCGCGGAATATTCTTTTGCTAGCAAATACTTCCAGGCGAATAAAAACGGCACAGCACCGCAAAAATTATCGTTTGCGCGCTATGCTAGCGAATCTGCAGCCGCACAGTTAATCGGTGGGCGCAATGCCGCAACATTATCACAGTTGCAGGCGGAAACAAATGGTACATTGAATGTATCGGTAAATGGCTCGGCGAAAGAATATACAGCGATAAATTTATCGTCTGCGGATTCGTTGGCGGCCGTAGCCACACAATTAACCAGCGAAGTATCTGGCGATGGTATGGCTGTCACGTATGATGCTGCAAATGAACGGTTTGTTTTGGCAACAACGGAAACTGGTGCGGGACAAACTTTAACACAGGCAACAGGTACTGTGGCGGTATTATTGGGCTGGGACAACGGTATTTTGTCCGATGGTACAGATGGCGCGACCGCGTTGGAAACAGTATCTGCATCCGCGGAATTATCGAATAATTTCTTTACTTTCTGTTTCTTAGATAATTTAACAACAGCCGATATAACAGCAATTGCGGAATGGACAAGCACGCAAAATGTCCGTTATATGTACAGCATCACGGCAACAGTTGATAACGCGTCGCAGATTGTGACGGCAGTACAAAATTACGATGGTGTGGCGGTGACGCTGGATAAATTCAATGCGTATGCGGGCTTTATGCCGATGTCCCGTTTTGCGGCCGTGGATTACACACAGCCGAACGCCGCAATCAACATGGCGTATCAGCAATTTACGGGTGTAGAGCCGTCTGTTGTGACCGATACAGAGGCAAATATGTACGATGCGATGCGTGTTAATTATTATGGTGCGACACAGCAGGCAGGTCAACAGGTGTCGTGGTATCAGGACGGCGTTTTGCAAGGTAGCACAACCGATATGGGCGTATATGCTAACGAAGCGTGGTTGAAAGACAATATTGCGGTTAATATCTTGAATTTGCGTGTGGCATTAAATACATTACCGGCCAATCAGACAGGTGTTGCGATGGTATTGGCGCAATTGACACAATCAATCACTTTAGCATTGTCGAACGGCGTAATCTTGCCGGGTAAAACACTGGATAGCACGCAAAAGGCGTTTATCACACAATTAACAGGCAATGAAGACGCATGGATGAACGTTCAATCAACCGGATATTATGTGACGGCTGATTTGGTGCAATATACTGATAATGGCATGCAGAAATACAAAGTATCGTATTTGTTAGTGTATAGCAAGGGCGACAGTATCAATTATGTTGATGGTCGTGATATAATGATTTAATTAAGGAGAGGGAAAGATGGCAGTTGATATATCCGCGTTGGGCATAAAGGCGACACTGGTTGCAGTGCCCAGTTATCCGACTGGTTTTACGATGACGCAATTTGCCGATGATGGCGATAGTTTGAATATCCCAGATATGACAATTATGCAATCGGGCATGGGTGTCAATGGCGATATGGTCGTATGGCGTACGGCTGTTCCTTGCGAAGTCGATATAAACTTAATTCCTGGTACAGACGATTGTAAGAACATGGAAAACTTGTTTAAGTTGAATATGACGCAAAAGAACAAGATTTCCAGCAAAGACGTATTAACGCTGACAATCGAGCATCCGTCGGGCAAAATTGATGTTCTGACCCACGGTTATATTATCGGCGGAAAGCCGGCGCAAGATTATTCTGCGAATGGCCGGGCAAAGACGCGTACTTTCCGCATGGTGTTCGAAAATAACGTCAATTAATAGTTTTTGATTATGAACGAAACGAAAGGAGATAGAACTATGGACGAAAAAAAACTGATTTTAAGCGGAAAGACTTTTATTTTGCATAAAGCACCGGCGACTGTTGCCTACGATGCATCATTGCGTTATTACAGTGGGCAACAGTCATTAAAGGACGGCAAGGGCGCAGACGATAAAGGAATCGGTGAGATTCAGAAAGCGTTTTATAAATTACTGCGTTATGTAGATGTTGATTTGGGTGATGGGCGTGTTGTGCCATTGGATAATGAAGAAATCGTCAATCAACATATTACTGATGTCAATGATTTAATACGTATGCAAAAAGAGGTTATTGAGTTTAATTTTGGTTTTTTCGAAATCGCCGCCCCCTTAAATTCCTTGAACAAATAGCGTCTGATGGGCGGCAGTATAAAGAATATCAGAACATAAACGGGCTGGTTGGTGTTCTGGTTGGTAATAGATTGGCATCTTTACAAGAATTGCGGACAATATATTCATTGGAAGATGCCATGGACATATACGAAGCATACGCCATACCGCGATTTAATGTATGGAAAGACATTCAGCGTATGCAGAGCAAAAAGCCGAGGAAATAAGCCGTGAATAATGAACTAGCGAATTTTTACATAGAATTTACGACAAAAGGCCTTGCGGAATTAAAAGAGGGGCTAGACGACATCAACGGTAAGATTGATGATTTGGGCTCTAACATGCAAGGCTCAGCGGGTAAATCTGATGGATTGGGCAGTACATTATTGGGGCTTGCGACTGCGTTCGGGTTGGTTTCTGCGGCAGCGGCGGCGGCCACAGCAGCAATAACAACAGCCTTTAAGACCGCGGAAGATTCTCGTGCGTTGCGCAATTTATCTATAACAACTGGCGAAAGTGCGAGAAATATTGAAACACTGGGCTTGATGCTTGAACGCTATGGTGGCGATATGAATGATGCCGCGCAAGTGTATCAGGCAATGAATGATATCGCGTACCAAATGGCAACCTGGGGTAATGTTACGGAAGACCAGCAACGGCTGATGTCGCGGTATCATGAATATGGTTTGGAATTAACGCCTGGTATGTCGGCTGACCAGATTTTAATGGCATTACAGCGGACATTTTACAATTTGCGTAATTCTGGACAAGACGAGGGTTGGATAGCGTCTGCGATAAATGATATTGCGTCCGGTTTTGGAATATCCAGTCAGCCCATGATAATATTATTGCAGCAAAGCATCGAAGATTTAATTGACGAGCAGGAACGCGTTCGCGAGTTATTAGTTTTATCGAATGAGAACGTCCAGCGCAACAGTGATGAATTGTTTGAGAACAAGCAAGAATTGCGGCAGTTATGGAGGCAAATAACAGCGGATTTAATTCCTGTTTTAAGCGATGTTTTGGAATTATTAAAGCCGATTGTTGCGTCACTTGCGCCGATAGCGGAGTGGGCGTTAAAGCAGGTTGGCGGGACGCTTGGATTCTTGTCAGACACATGGGATTTAATAACAGGCGATATATCGTTTGACGAATGGATGCAGCGGACAAAAGAAAATGAATCCGTATTTGGTTCTGCGGCTCGTTTAGGGGAAAGTTTCGGCGAGGCAATTGTGCCGGCGGCAAAAGAAGTATTTTCTGCCACGCCAGACGATTTAATAGAGATTGCGTATAAACAGACGCACGGCGTGGGTTTGAATTTTGGTTTGCCAAACACGTCGAATATAGATAACAGTACACATACCGGCAATACGGTAAATCTTGATTTAATTATGCCAGATGGGCGGCGCATACCTGGCGCAACAGTTCAATCAGACGGCAGTGTTCAGACAATGACACCGAATATGTTGATGGGGGGGGTATTGTAATGGCAAATTTGTTTAAAAATCCGCTTGTTTTGGCAGAAACGGTTGTTGGTAGTTCATTAGATTTGCGCAGTGTTATATTATTCAAGCAACCATCGGGTGATTTATCTTCGCAATTAAGCGAGATAGGTGCAGATTCTGCAGCCGGTATAAGTACACAATCGGCAATAGGTGCGTTGGTTGAACATGGGGCGTTGGAAGAATTATTTACGGGTATTGGTGTGCCGTATTTATCAGATATAAACGGATTTAATATGTACGGCATCAGTTATATGTCTGCGGATGTAAATATTTCGTCTGATTTGTGCAAACACCCGATTGAGACGGGCGAAGTTGTGACAGATAATGCTATAATTAACCCGATAAAAGCAACGGTGCGGATAAATATGCCGACTGCGTTATATTCGCGTATTTATGCGGATATTGAAAAACATTACATCAACAAGGATTACATAATTTTACAGACAAAATTCGCGATGTATCGCAATATGGTAATTACTGGATTGCCGCACAAATTAGAAAATTCGTCAATTGACCGACCACAAATAGATTTGCAGTTAGAGCAAGTGTTGGAAGTTTTGCCGCAATATACAAACGCATCTGATACGGGGATAACGGCTGATGAGTGTTCTAACGCGTCAGATGTTGATATGGAGGAATTGGGTCGCAAGATGGGCACAGATGTATCATTTATTGATTTGTTAGGCGCGCAGGAGGGGTTGTTATGATAGTAGTTCCAATCGAGACAAAGCCACAACAATCATTCAGCATAATATTGAATGATTTATTATATCGTATTGAATTGCGCACAATACAAGATTTTACATACATGTCAGCGTGGATAGATGATGAATTGTTATTTTATAATCAATTATGCACGCCGAACAACTGGGTAAATCCGTATAATTATGTATCACAAAATGGCAAGTTTTGGTTTCGTTCGTTAGACGGCAACTATCCGTATTATAAGAATTTTAACAACACGCAAGAATTGTTGTTTTTATTGCCTGGGGAGGTTGAACAGATACAATGAGACATCGCCGCGCAATTATTCGTTTTCCAGAAAAACACGGACAGACAACCGCAACAGCGGATTATTTGAAAGTGCTTGATGGGTTAAATGTTAGATTTAGTGTTAAGACATTTAGCCAGACGGGTATGCCAGCGCAGGCGCGGATTGAGATATACAACTTAAATCGCGATGATTTGCAGTTTTTAACAACATCTGTTGCGTCCTGGTTATACAAGCGCAGTTATATTGAATTATTGGCTGGTTATGACGATAATTTATCATTACTGTTTTCTGGGCATATAATAGACGCGCCGCCAGAAGGGAATCCCGATGTTGGATTAAGTATAAACGGGATGGCCGATGTTGATGGGATGAGCCAGAATGTTAAGTTTCAAAAAAGCAACACGAATTTTTGGAATTTAGTGGAAACTTGCGCGGGATATATGGGTTATAATGTAAATTGTCCGCAATGGTTGCGCGATAATAACAAATGGTTAAATAACAAGATAAACGAGTATTCTTACACTGGCACGCCTATGAATTTATTAAAAGAATTGCAGCGGGCGGTTGGTGGCAGTGATTATCATAATCCCGATAGTTTATTTTTTGGTACATTTAACAGCGAGATATACATTTGGTCGCCTGGGTATTCTTCACAATATGGCAGGAAATTTTTAATAAATAAAAATACAGGCATGGTGGGCTATCCGCACCCGACAGCGGTTGGTGTAAATGTTCAAATACTATTAAATCCGGACATTCGTTGTGGCGACGTGATACATTTAGAAAGCGAACGGGTGCCGATTGTCAATGGGGATTATTATGTGACATCTATTCAGCATGATGGGGAAGTTCGTGGCAATCAATGGTATAGCACATTGCAATGTGCCACGGCATCAACATTTACGCAGGCAGGAGCAATATCGAATGAGCAATAAACAGAATTTTACATACGACCCGTTTGCGACTGATATATTATCATACATTGACGCGGCGATAGCGCGTGCGTTGCAAGGTTTGCAAACTTGTATTCCTGCGATTGTAAGCAAGGTAATAGACAGGAATACAGTTGTTGTGACCCCAGCCGTCCAGCAGATAAATTCCAGATGGGAAACTGTTGAATGGGCTGACATTAAACTGCCGGTTCATAATCCTTTCGGGGCAGGGATTGTCGTATCAATGCCCGTGGCGGTTGGGGATACCGGTTGGATTATAGCCGGGGATTTAGACCCGTCTTTATTTATTAAAACGATAGCGGACGGGGCAAAACCGGCACGGCAGAATATACTAAATCGGCACGCATATCAGTTTGGATTTTTTATGCCAGACAAAATATCAGGGGCGAATATATCTGCGGCTGATGATGGTGCGCTGGTTGTGCAAACAAGTGATGGTGATACGAAAATATCGATAAAAGACGGCACGATAACGGTATCGAGTAAAAGCGCGTTGAATATAAACGCGGAAACGATTACAATAACTGGTGGGCAAAATGTGAAGATAAACAACACAGATTGGGCGACACATACGCACAGCGTGGGCAGTTTATCAGTACCTGTAACAAGTGCCGAGGGTTCGCCATCGAAAATAACGGGCTCAACTGGGGGGGTTGAATAAATGCTTGGTTTTATCACGGACGATAATAATGACCTGATTTTGGACGATTTGGGTAATCTGCGTATGGAATCCGGGTTGGAAGCGTATAGACAGCATATTGTTAATCAACTGCGGCTGCAACAATACGAATATCCGTATGCGTTGAATGACGGGGTGAATTATTTGGGCTATATTATGGGTCGTGCGCCGAATATAAAGGCGTGGGAAGCGCAAGTATTAGAATTGATTAATAATATGCCGTTTGTGCAAAAAATCGTTGATTGGGGCTATAATATCGATGGCAACAACTTTTTGTTTTCGCTAACGGTTGATACAGATTTGGGACAAATAACAGTAAAGGGCTAATCAGATGGCAGAGATAAATCAATATTACGATTATTTGACAGACCGCGGGGTTATCGTCCCTGACACATCTGTTATATTGACGGAGATTGAGAATAAATTTAAGGAAATTTGGGGACAGAATTTAGATACTGCGCCAACAACGCCGCAGGGTCGGTTAATTGAGATGTTCCAGCGCAGCCGCACATTCACGATACAATGTATGGCGGCAATAAGTAATATGTTCAACTTAAATCGCGCCAGTGGCTTTATTTTGGACGATTTAGGGGCTT